CAACTGATCTATTTGCAAATAATACTAAGGTTACTGATTTCAGTCAGTGTTTCTATGGCTGTACTGGATTAACTTCTTCTACTCCCATCGATAATGATGGAACTCCCCTGTATAATCGATCTGATGGAAAAGAAGGATATTCAGTAGTAAACGATTATCGGTGGTGTTTCCGGGAGTGCACTCTAATGTCAGATTATAGTAGTATACCCAGTGCTTGGAAATAAACTTCACCCTAAAAATATGTACAAGTTATATAATTATGGAAATAACAAACAACGACGTTAAAGTATTAGGAAGACTTGTAAATATCACTACCGACAACATACTTGCAGATTCTCAATAGATCTACGATTCAACCTATAAAGAATTCCAAGCAGATCTAAATGCACAGATACTTCAAAAAATAAATGATCTCGAACAGCAAATATCTCAAGGAGGATCTACATCTCAATCCATCGTAGATACTATAAATCTTAAAGTATTTACTACCGACGATACTCCTAAATATTATTCTTTGGAAGAACAATCTGAATCCGACTTATACAATCGTATTAGGGATTATCAGGTCAAATACCCGAATTTGAATGAATTTCCTTTGATCAGCAATGTTTTATTTCAAGCACAAGGTACATCTGATAGTATGGCTGTAAATAAGATATTTGACAAAATGTGGTATGTTGACTACACTAGTAGGTTATCTTGTACTATTCAAAGAATGTAGTTACAACATACATCTGATCAAGATTCTACATTATCCATGTTCACAATCAATGTGGAATGGTATATTGTAGACGGTGAAAGATAGACTCCACAAGTCACTGTTCGAGAGAACTTTATAAGAATATCTAATAGCGGAGACGGTACCAGATTCTTGAATGACAAAGGTGTATATTCAACTATTCCTGTACAAGACTTACCGATCGATTTGATAACTACGGGAGATGGTACTAAATTTCTTTCTGACGACGGTACTTACAAGACAATTAATACGAATAACGATGATTTATACGAAGAGATTGATATGAGAGTATATAAAATATCTATAGCATCCAGCCTTAGCGAAGAAGATAAGTAGAAATTAATACAATATAAAAACGATTGCAAAACCGGAGAACCGGCAGTCTTATTCATGAAGCCTGCGGCTGGTGATTATTACACTGTATACAATATTGTAAATCCGAGTGACTATAATGATGTGGACGAATATAAGGCGGACAAAGAATGGGAACGAAATGTGTTGTGTACAGTTGCTGCTGCTCCTTTCTTAAACAGTTCTGGAGCATACGATTCGGATGCTATACAAACAACTTATAATATTCCACAAATTAGTTTTTATTTTTCAGACGCAAATACAATACGCGCTAAATATTCTAGGACATCTGTAAATACTGCAGTATTGAGTAATTTAGGAGTAGGAGAAATGTCCACTATTACACAAACTTCTAATACCTGTATCACAACGTCTGAATCAAGTGGGTCATACACTGCTAATGTTCCGAAAGCTGTTGTAAAAGAGATTGAGAAATCACGTATATCTGCAATTTCAAATTCTGGTGTAATATTTGTCCTTGTTGGAGATATTCTTAAGGAATTTGATTCAAATATTGACTATTTGTATTGTATACAGAAAGAATTCGGTAGTAGTGCTTCAGATGGTGTTAATTATCAGTCATTTACTTTAACTACATTGCAGGCGTTCAATGGATCTTGTAAAGACATTCAATTTACATATACAGGAACTGGTCAGAAATATAGCGTAAATATAGTTTAATATTATGGAAAACTTCACATCACAATATGATTGGTTAATGGCCGTCATAGCAGCACTTGGTGGATGGAAGTTGGTAAACTGGATATTAAATCGTAAGGAAATAAAAAGAAAGGCTTTAGCTGAAGCTATTAGTTTAGAAACAGATAGTTTAGTTAAAAGATATAATACAATGGAATCAGAGCTCGAACATTTGAAAAAGGAAGTGGAAGAGCTCTAGGCGAAAGTAAATGCGTTACAAGAAGATAAATTAGACCTGATTATGCGTAATAAAGAGCTTGAACTACAGCTTCAAGAAGCATAGGCACATGTGTGTTTAGTTCCGGATGACGAATGTTTAAAGCGTCTCCCTAACAGAACATATTGTAGACTCAAACGTTTAAGTCAGGGCTATTACGACAAATACTACGATAAAGATAAAACAGAAAATGTCGATACTGAATTACCTAAAAAGCCTAATAAAAAATAATACCGGTGACAGTATAAAGAGTTTCTCTTTATTAGTATCATCGCTAGGTGGAATATTGATGTCTTTGGTTGTATCGTTTAGTTTGCTATGGGATGTAATTAACAACAATCATATAGAAACTGATCTAGAAGGTCTCGGTTGGTTTGTATTATGTATTGGTGGATTTATAGCCGGTAGTGGATTAAATAAATTAGTATCTGATCACAAATTTAAAAATGACAAAAATGAAAGCAAGTAATGTATGTATAGATGCTATAAAAAGTTTTGAAGGTTTTAGGAGCAAAGCATATAAATGTCCTGCTGGAGTCTGGACTTGTGGTCACGGAACTACTAAGAATATAACACCAAAGACGACTTGTTCAAAACAATAGGCAGAACAATGGCTTCGTGAAGACATTGAACCAATTGAAAACTATTTGAATAAAATTAACATTTGTACTACTCAAGGACAATTTGACGCATTGACAGACTTTATTTACAACCTCGGTATTGGGGCTTTTAGTAAGTCTACTTTATTAAAGTACATACTCGCTAAACGACCAACTGAACAAATATTAAATCAATTTAGACGTTGGGTATATGCCGGTGGAAAGAAATTAAAAGGTTTGGTAAAGCGTCGTGAATGGGAGTGCCAAATGTGGGTTAAATGATATAATTATGATACAGGCAATATTACAATGGTTAATCAACCATAAAAGAATTGCCGTAGATGCTATTTTAAGCCTCTGTGTTGCGTTATCTCTTATTTGGGGTATAACTACCCACAACAAGAATAAAAAGCTGTCAGAGAGCCTAGAATTAGCTCAAAATAACATAGAGGCCTATTAGGGAGTTGTTTCAGCTTCCTAGTAGGCCAATAATGTTTTAAAGCTGGACATAAGTAATCTACGACAATATAATGACAAATTACTACATAAAGTAGATAGCGTAATGGATGCAAATAACATAAAATCGAAAAATGTTAGCACCATTGCAACCTAGGGGTAGTCTATAAACGTTTATGGTAGTAAGGGGGTAGGGGGGTAGGTTATACTTCCTAAAGATACTATAATAACTAAAGATACTGTATACATACAAGACAGAATAATAAAAGATAGTATAATATTCAACAATCTTACAAAAGCGTACTATAAAATAAATAGTGACAGTATACAAATAAGGTTGGATATACATAATAGTTAGTATTTGTACATATACAAAAAGAAAGAGTATAAAAATAAAAAGAATTTCTTTTAGAGATTGTTTACATTTGATTGGAAGAAAATAACTAAATACAAGTACAAAATTGTAAACACGAACGATTTAATAAAAGAAGATAGTGTAAGAATTATAGAAAATATAGAAAAATGAAAATGTTTTCACTAAGGTCGTTAATAGACGACATATTGTTACTTGTACGTAACAACAATATTAGCGAAAGTGAAGATTTGTCTAGAGCATAGATTGCACATTGGATATTGTCGTATAAAGCATTCTTGATCAAACAAAAACGAGACCAAGAAAAAGAAGAAGGTGAAGACGAGGAAGATAAGAGTCTTTATAAAACAATAGGACCTTTAGAACTCGTAGATCAGAAAGGATTTGATGCAGAATGTCTCTTTACTCGTCGTACTAAAGAAGAACTACCCGAGTTAATATCAAATGATCCCAGAAACATAATAGCAGTATTTGATCAAGAAGGGTGCCCTATACAATTTATGAACGACAAACGTAGACACTTTCAATATTATCGAAAATATACATTTGGAGAACTTACTTGGAATTATCACAATAATTACATATTTGTACAAGGTATTACAGATTTAGAATAGTTAAAATACATATTTGTTACAGGAGTATTTGTAGACGATGATTCTGAAGATGAGGATGATGTTCAAATACCCGGGTGGATGGTTCCTACAATCAAACAATTAATAATGGCTAACGAGCTTAACTTGATGTTACGTCTACCTAGTGATGACCAGAATAATTCTACTGTGGATGAAATTAAACCACAGAGCCCAGATTTAAAGACTTATAAACCATGAAAAAGTCTTTTACAATAAGAGACATGTACAAGTAGTATAAATAGATTGACGAGAATACGTCTTATTTTCGTTTTAAGCGCATTTTAGACCAGTTTAATACAAATATACTAAATTCACTTTTAAACGCGTCAGAGGGCTTTAAAATGCCTCAGAAGCTAGGTTTTGTATGTATAGTCAAATATAAACCTAAAACATATACAAGTAAAAGTCTTTCTAAGGATTACAAAATGAGCAAAGAGCTAGGCAAAACAATATATCACTTAAACGAGCATAGCGATGGTTATAAATATCGTTTGTACTGGTCTAAAAATGAAAATACTATACCTGACATATACAAGTATAATTTATCTCTTGTACGAGCTAATAAACGTAAATTAGCACAGCTCATATTTAACAAACACGATTATATAAATATAGATGATATACAAATATACAAAATGTGAACCTGTCATAGCAAAAATAATGGCAGATTCAAACATGTCTGAAAAAGATATAAGAATATCAGACATACGAGAATGGATATTTGAAGCTGTGGAAAAGATTGGGGCACCTGTTTAGTATGTTGATATAGAAACACCCCCTATAAAGATAGAAGATCATTAGGTGCCAATTCCCGAAGATTTATATAGTTTACATTCTATAGCATATTCCAACAGGGAAAATAATTCTTTTTGGTATCCTGTACGCTCAGAAACATCTTCATTCAAAGAACCAAAAAGACATCCTAAAACAGATGCTATTTCAGGTCCGTTATATGATCCGGCAAATATGGTCATAGACGGGCCATTATTTGTAGAATAGGAACAACCACAGCCTCATCAACCTATGAGATATAAACTACCTACTTCACAGTCGTAGTTCTACGGCATCAATTTAAGTAAGTATATTGGAAGTATGGTAGACATGAAAAGAAAAGAGCCTACGTATTTTATAAAACCCGGATGGATTGTATTTAATAAGAAAGACGGATGGGTTAAATTGCAATATAAAGCAATAGCTACAGACGAACGTGGTTATCCATTAATACCAGATACTGCGTCATATCAAGAAGCTGTTTATTGGTATGTGATGATGAAATTAACATTCCCGAAGTTTCTCGCAGGAAAACTCGGAGGAGCAAGGGTTACTTCAAATGCAAACGTATACAATTACATACAATCTCAATGGAAGTTTTATAGAGGTTAGGCTTATGGAGAAGCAATGATGCCTACTGAAGGTGAACTTAGAAGTATTAAAAACGAATGGACCAAGCTTGTACCAGAGTGGGATGCTGATGATACATTCTTCAGTAGTGTTGGTAGAAGACAGTTAAACTATAACGATTACTATTATGGCTACTAATCAAAACAATATACAGATAAATAGTTTCGTAAAAGGAATGAATACGGATACTTCAGTTCAAGGATTACAAGAAGGTGAATACACAATGGCTGAAAATCTGAGAGTATTTCCTTTATCTTCGACCGGTAACGAATTTGGTAAATTGAAATCCATAGAAGGTGTTACAAAAAAGATAGAATACGACTT